ATGATAGCGTTCATATAAGTACGAGCGATATCTTTGGATTTCAAGGAAATCTGAACTTGAAGCTGATCGTTGTGATCAGAAAGTTGATCTTCAATCTGTCCATCCATGATGATATCACCGATGATCGCAGCGAGATGCACATTAACGTTCTGAAGCGTAGCACCCTTTTGGTACTTTAGCGCATTCAGATTGGCACCTGGAGCTGCGAACGCTGCCTTAGCAATCGTCGCCTCACGCGTGAAAGTGTAAGCAAGACCTTCAAACACCACAAACGGTAAGTGGCGATACCACTCGTTTACAGTGATGATGTCTTCAATAACACCCTCAACCAGGAGGTTATTCGAAAGTTTGGCAGCTTCGGAAAGAGTAATAACTTGAGCCATTGTTTAAATTCTCCTTAGTTATTGTTTGGTTTGTTATTCACCCCTAAGCCGCCGTCTTTGGACATCTTTCCATTTCTTAAGCCCTTCTCTAACCTTTTCTTTCTTGTTTAGTTTGTCAGAGGCTTGTTTCTGTGCTTTGTCTGCATCCAACCTAGCTCCGTCTTTAGCAGTTGGAGTAGCATGGTACACACTGACCTTCTTGTTTCCAAAAACGTTTTCGGCCTTAGCCTGTCTGATTGCTTCCAAGGCTTCCTTGGTATCACCAGCGCCTTTTACAATCATGTCGGCTAGGTTTTTATGTTTTTCAGGTACATCATTTAATTCTTTTTCTAATTGCGTTGACCAATAGGTCTCATACGCCTTAACCTCAGCTTGTCGCTTTTCAAGCTCCATCTGAAGCTGTCTCTTCTCGTCTTCTAGTTTATCTTGTAGTGCAGTGTTTTCTCCTGCAAGAGCCTCAATCTTGGCCTCACGGTCAGCGAGTTTCTCTTCAAGAGTTCTCTTTTTATCTGCTTCTTCTTCTTTCATCTTATCAAACTTCTTAGCTTTCTCGATGAAAGGAGTGAATTTGTCTTCAAGAGCCTTTAACTTATCTTCATAAGCTTTTTCAAGGTTCTCTTCAACTTGTTTCTTCTCGACGCGGTTCTTGGCTGCTTCTGCACGAGTTTTCTTCATTTCTTCAGCTAGTTGTTCTTTCGTCCAGTCAGCGTAAGGATCGGTGGGCTTGTCGTCTGCACTTGTGTTTTCAGTACCTGTTTTTTCTCCGTCCTCTGTGGGAGGATCGGTAACTTCAGCCCCCTCATCTGCTGGGGGAGCTGTTTTCTTCGTTTCCTCTTCTCCACCAGAACCGTCTTTTTTACCCATAATATCGTTTAAGTTCATGTTATGTCTCCTTGGGATCTACCCTGGTTAATTTAACCCTTGCCAGATTCAATCTGGTCTTATTTGTAACCCATATCGGTATTGTCGCTACCGAATTGATTGGCTCCTTGGAATAACCTCTGAGCCGCTGGGTTATTTTCTGCCTGTGATACTGCCCTCTCTTGGGGAGTGATCTCCACCACACGAAGAGCGATAAACGCCTTAGTGTTCATATACACAGGAAGATCTACAGGAAGTGTTATCCACTCACTGCGTTTGATTTTTGCCATCCACTTCTTATGAGCCTTCTTAGCTTCCTCTAAGCTAATCTCTGTTTCCAGAGCGAAGGACATAGGAATGGTGTCTAACACCAAACTATATTTTGTCATTGCAATTCTCCCTTAAGCTAGTCTATTTACCTTGCGGTTTCTTAGCTCTCTCCTCTTTTGGTTGCGTCCTCTGATCTAGATTTTTCTTCTTTTGCTTTGAAGAATCCGTTGCATGTTTTACTCTGTTGTCTTGTTTGGATACAGATTTGTCAGCTCCAGGAGCCTTAACCGAAGCTCTGAAAGAACCACCTTCTTGTTTCTGGGAAGCATAGTCAAGGCCCAATTTCTTCATGGCCTCTGATTCTTTCTTCATAACTTCAACTTCTCTATCCATTTGTTCCAAACGATCACTATGGTAATTATTAATGAGTTCATCTACTTGATCGTCTGTCAGATGCTTATACATCTGTTTAATTGCTCTACGGTCTCCAGACTCAATGATTTTTCTCTCACCTTCAAGTAAATTTACCTTGGTAAGAGGATCAACTGGAAATTGTGGTTCGACATAAGTGATCTCTAACACAGCATCTTCAGAGAATTGTCTGCTACCTTGGTCCTCATAGTGCGCGTTCCACAGTGCCTTGACAGTATCAAATAGCTGTTGCTCACGCTCCATGAACAGTTTCTGACGACGAATATTCTCCTCTAAGACACCGATCTTAGATATCATCTTACTAAATCCAGACTCTTGCATGGGATTCTCAACATTACCCTTCGGCATTAAACCGTGGTTAATACGAACCCAATCTTGGATCTGCTGAATCGTTCGAGCCAGACCTTCAATATCAGCTTGGGGTGAAGCAAACTTAAAGTCACCTTTTTCACCTACAGAAATGGCCGTATCTGGTCCGATAGACATACCGACAGCATTAGCGTCAGCGTTACCATCTGCAAAGAATGCAAATGAATTATCAAAGGTTCTATGCTGTGAGCCTTGTCCAAATCGAGCAAATGCACCGACATGAGACCTAGAAGCTGATCCAGCACGGAAGAAGTTGAAATCATCTGCTGGGCGACCACGCCTAATAGATGTTCCTCGTTCAACCCCACTAAGCACAGGAACCCCAAACGACTGGAATTTAGCGATGTGGTTTAAGTCAGTAATACGCATATTAATGGCATGGTTAGCATAAAGCAACGGCTCATTAATAGGTAAGAAGTAGTAATGTGCAGGCTCAGAATTAAAGAATGGAACCGCAGGAATACGTCCATAAGGATTCTCGCCCTCATAAATTGTTTCCCTAGATTCGTCATCATTAACCAGAGACACTCGATGTTGGTCTGGTGACCAATAAATCTCTGTAATCTGACCGTGTACTGAAGCTGGATTATTGTAGCTACCACCAACGGCATTAGCTCCGATTCCAGTTGTTCCGCCTCCACGTCTATGTTGTCCTAGAGGCCCAGCACCACGGTTAAATCCTGCAAATCCTTGACCAAAGCCAATCAACAGCTCAGATACATAGAATGGGCTGCTGATATACTTTACGTCGTATACGCCGCCGTGTAACACATCTAACTGAACTCGGCCTCCCTCAGTCTCTTTGACCATTTCACCCTTCTCATCAACGAAGGATACTTTGATCAGGACTGTACCGAGTAGCTTACACCAACGGTCCACTTTATCCATAATCTGGAGATAACGACTATCTTTTTGAATTTCTTCCCAGAGTTTTTGATCTTTTTCCAGCGGTTTACCCGTTTCAGCCGATACAACACGGTAAATTGGGGCCTCGCGGTACAGAATAGAGGTTTCGTCAATAATTTCCTTTGTAAAGTTCAAAGGCAGAATCTGCTGCTTTTCAGGATTCCTGAACTGCTTTAAGAGGTCCAACCAGACAAATTCGTCCTGACGACCCTCATAAAAAGCAAGAGCAATTTCTGTAATCCATTGACGATAATAAATATCCTCGTATAGGTAAATACCTACTGTACCAAACCCGAATCCACCTAAATATCCACCGGGGTAATTCTGGACACCTAAATTAAAACTCACTTCTCTTATCTCCTCGGATTAGGTAGGAGTGGGAACCCAGACAACATATTGCTCAACCATACGGAAGGGCATTGTACTAGGAATTACCCCACTCCCAAATTATTCATTAAGCCTTATTTACCAGGCTTATCTTTGCCAGCAAAAGCCTCTTCGAGACTCTTCGAAGCTTCAATCTTCTTAGGCTCAGGTTTCCCAACGCCCATTGACTTATTTAACTTCTTTGCACCACGCGACTTAACAGAAGGGGCACTTGCCGGAACTTTCTTAGCATTACTTTTAAGTTCAGCCATTTTATAACTCCTTGAGTGTTATATTAATATATTAATGTACACTTGTGTTCTTTATCGAACGCCTGCACCAATCTCCACTCGGATTCTCATGTCAAGTTCATCGACCCAAGCGGCATCATCTGGAAGTCTCCACGTAGTGGCATCGACTAACCGGACTTTACCGGCAGCGACATCACCTGAGTTTGCTTCTTCAATTGCTTCAAA